CGGGCATGCCTTCTGTCAGCTCGTAGTTCATATCATCACGAACACGTTCTGCGGCGTCTTCTTTTTCAGGGGTTATTGCGCCCAAAATTTGGGTCTTAACCGGGCCGGAGGCGGGGAACGTCTCCATGATCGCTTCACTTTGGAAGCGCACAACTGATTCAGTGAGCATAGGATGGAATACACCACAAGCACCTTCCCACGGCTCCGTACGATCCTCGTACTTAAGGCCCAAGAGCTTCAAGCCTTCGACGTATGTCTCCATCCACTCTTTGCGGTCGTTTACGTCCTTTTCGAACTCCGCTACTAAATCACCCCCCAACGACTCCAAATCTTCATCAGACATAAAGTCGGCAAGGTTGGCATCAAAGTCTTCTGCGGTGGGCTCTTCTTTTTTGAGTTCGATCTCTAACCCACCCATTTCAATACTTACGCTTTCGGGGTCTTCAATCTCAATCTCGACCTCTGGCTCAGCCATCATGGCCTCTTCGATGCCAACAGGCGCTGCATATAAACCCTTGTCGATTCCACTTGTGGCCATGCTAAATCCTTACACTGTGTAATAACGCTCTTTACTAGAGCTTCTGAAATACCGAATATCCTCTGGCTCATCAAGCGGCAACCGGAGGAATCCACCTTGACGGAAACGCATTAAAGCAAGCGTCGTCGCGTCAACTAAGTCGTCGTGCTCTCCAGAGGGGAAAGCTGCAATCTCGTCTACTAACTCTTCTGCCCAACGGGTGCGGGGCACCCAGACCTTGCCAGAGGCAATGATGTCAGATACAGAGTTTAGTCGTGCTATCTTGTCCTGTCCACGGCTAGGCGTGTATTCCTGCACAGGCACGCCCATTGAACGCAGTTCATATATAAGAGGTGCGCCACTTGCCTTTTTCTCAACAATCATTGAGTCAGGCTCCCATTGGTTGTACCAATTAAGCACGTCACGCTTGAGTTCTACCCACTCAACCCGCTTTTTATAACTATCTAGGAGAATAATGTTTGGGGTATTGTTATCTTCTTCGTTGTACCAAATACCCCAAGTCGTGCCTGCGGAATAGTCAGCCCGTTGGTTCTTCTCAAACGCCGTATCCCAGCTCTGAAGGATGTAATCGCACGCTGGCGGCTCATCATGCTCCCACCACTGCCACCAATCGCGCTTCACAATAGCCGATTCGTTACCCACAGGGTTTTGCTGGTACTGTGCCTGCCACTTGGAGTTGGGGAGTTCCTCTTGCAGCGCACTTAATTCCTCTAATGACCAAAACTCAGGCCATAAGGGTTTACCCGAAGGTAGGATCGCGGGAAACTCAATCACTTCCCAGTCTTCGCCGCCCCTTTGAGCCGCTGCCTTGACCACTTGACCCGTCAAATCACGCTGCGCCCAGCGCGTCATCACAATAACAATAGAGCCACCCGGCTGCAAACGCTGACGAGGACCAGACGTGTACCACTCATACACCTTATCGTAGACTTCTGGGTTGCTAGCTGCCATAGCAGCTTCTTGTTCTGAGTGTGGATCGTCAATAATCAGTAGATCAGCGCCTTTACCGGTCACTGCACCACCCACACCGATAGCGAAATAGTCACCACCCTTGGATGTGTTCCACCGACCAGCCGCTTTTGAGTCCGATTGCAGCGAAAGATCAGGAAAAATCTCTCGATAGGTCTCTGTATCGACCAAATTTCGCACTTTTCGGCCAAAACCCACCGCTAATTCGGCTGTGTGGGACGTTTGAATGACCTTTTTGCCCGGGAAATTGCCTAAAAACCAAGCTGGAAGTAGATAAGACGCGAATTCTGACTTGGTATGGCGGGGTGGCATGTTAATAATCACCCGTTTTGACTCTCCTCGAGCTACTCGCTCGAAGGCTGCGGCCATTCTAGAGTGGTGTTTACCCCCAATAAAGCTGGGCCACACCCTCTCCACAAACTTCATGAACCTTTGTTGGGAGAGTTCTCTTCGTTTTAGCTCTTCTAGTTTGGCAAGCTGGGTATCTAGCACCCGCATCTCTGCTTCAGACAAGCGCCCTGACTTAATAAGAGCGTTGATTTCTTGAGCTGAGAGACCGCTCATTTAGCTTCTTCCTCATCGGCTTCAGTATCAGCTCCGATATTAGCTTCAATATCTTCACCTTCGACTTCAACCACACTATCCTTAACCTCAGTGCCAAGTAACGTGTCCAAATCATCGGCCTGCGGAATATCAGTGACATCGGCATTGAGCAACCTCTTTACACGTTCTTTAATAGATTCCTCCAGCGCTTTACTGGAAGTATGGTGCACTGTGATTTCGCTACGCTCAGTAAACAAACCAATGTCGCTGTGCTTGCCTAGTAACTCTAGAGCCTTAATCTCTAGTCTTGGGTCTCCGCACGAAGCAATATCAATTAATCGGTTTGTTATGAAATACCGTGCCTGCTGTATATCAGCGAAGGCTTGGAAGTCGTTCTCTTGGATTACTGTACGTAATGCAGCAGCCGTACGTGAGTCACGCACATGCTTGGGTTTGTCTTTGGGTTTCGCTACTAGGTCTACGGCTTTCTTGCCGTCTTCAGGGCTGAAGTCTATTGAACCGCCTAATGTATTGATTAGGTCTACTGTGTTCGCAGCAATGGCTAGCGCATCCGACTGAGTCTTTGGTTGCTCGTCGGATAAGTCAAAAGGTACAGGTACCTCGTGGGTAGGTTCAATATTAATCATGCAGCACCGTGTAGCCGGGATGACCGAACTGTAACAGAAATATTACCGGGTGTGCAAGTGGTATTTAAATAAGGTGGGGGCGTCAGGCCAACTTTGGAGATTAAAAAGGAGAAGAAAAACACCCTAGCCCCCAAGCACCACTGTAGTTATGGCTACTAAAAAATATATTGGGGTTTTCCCGAGGAGGTTGGGACTCCTACCCGGGGGGTGTTTCTATATAGAGGGGGTGGGGTCTCGTGGCACAAAAAGAGCAAGGGGGTGGGGGGTATAAGTCAGACTTAATACACCCTGTGGAAAAACACAGTGGGCGCAGAATGTACCTAGACGTTTTTGAAATTGCAACATCGTTTGTGTGAAACACTATGTATAGGAGTGTTAGTACTTACTTGGTGTACTTGGGTGGTGGGGGTACGGTAGGGTCTATCCCCCGTGTCTGTTTCGAACCCCCTACCCCTAGTCGGAGTCCAGTCGCGCGGTATTCATGCCGAGCGAAGCGAGGCGCGTTTGATTTTCTGACGTTGTCGGCGTTGCCTGCGTTGCCCCTAACTTGTTAGGCCTTGCGTTCGGCCTGATTTATTGTATATTTTTTCGTGGTACGTTTTGATATAATAGATACATCCAACAAAGAGTTGTTGGTGTCAACCCCGCCCTAACATGTTAGGGCTACTCTCGAGAGGTCAGTTATGAAAAACGTAAACGTTACCCCAGTCGCCGAAGCTACCGCTATCGTGTCCAATGCCCCGTCTGCTGTCGTCAAGGCTCGCGGCGAAGCTGTCGCCGTGTCAGTCCAAGCGGATCAGATAAACCGAGTCGGTCACGCGGCTAATCGTGTCTACGGCGAACAATTCGCTACTTGGGCATTTCAGTTGGCGCCGTCCGTCAAGTGGCATGAGTTGACGGTCGATCAGTTGAAGGCGGCGAACAAAGAATTGTTTGCTGAGGCTAAGGCGTTTCGCTCCGAATACGTCACGTCTAATATCTCCAAGGTCTGGTCTGACATTAAAGGCTACGCGGCGGAGTTCATCAAAAAAGACCCCACTATGTGCGAAGTCTACTATGGCGTGGCTGAGTTGGTCGAGTTGGATGCTGAGTCTGACGGCGGCGAAGGCGAAGGCAATGCGCCTCGGTCGGCTGACGAAGTGATACGCTCCTCCAAGAAAAACGGCGGCGTGTGGTTGTACCGAAACCTTGCAAAGCGTGACAGTCTGACTGGTCAGCAAGCCCACTTCTTGAATGACTTGCGCGAATCGCTCAAATACTACGGTATCAGCGAAGCTGAGTTAGACGGTAACGCCTAACATGTTAGGGGGGCTCTGCCCCCCTTTTTCGTACTTCAATTAAAGGACAATATCATGATACAGTTAGAATTGGACTTCACCCCTGACGTGTTCGACCATGAAGACCTTATTGATTCGGTCGAATCTGCAAACCTAGAGGAAACCCAGGACAGTACCTACGGCTACCATTACAACCCTGACGCCTCGGTCTATTCATATACAAGCTGGTTCTACGATAATGACGAATCGGCGTTCTCTGTAATCTAGTCGGCGAAACCCTCGCCTCCACCACCCGCCACTCGGCGGGTTTTTTATTGTATATTTTTTCGTAGTGCGTTTTGGTACAATAGATATATCAAAACTTCCAAGGGGCAAAAAATGGCATACGCACACTCTTCTACCGATTTCTGTTTCGCTGATATGCGTCTAGATTTCATACTAGATTCCCTTCGGTTCGAGGATACGTCTTTCTACGGGTACGCGATCTAGTCGGCGAAACCCCCATCACACCACCCGCCACTCGGCGGGTTTTTTTTCGCCTATCCCTAACTTGTTAGGGTAAACCCTTTATTGATTAACAGATGCCCACTACGTGGGCATGACAAACAGACGGCGTAACCCCTGCCTGTCGCACCAGTTATTAGCGCAGAGATAGCACTCGAGCTTCGGGTTCGTGGTTCTCTCGTAATCCTTCGCACCAGTTATTAGCGCAGAGATAGCACTCGATGGTCGCGGTTTGCTTTGTTACGTTTTCGCACCAGTTATTAGCGCAGAGATAGGACTTGACACTACGCAAGCCCTAACAAGTTAGGTTTGTTACGTTTTTGGGGGTGAAAATGGGGGTAATGTTACAAAAAAAGTGTATTTGTTACGCAACATAGTCACGCAACTCGTTGATTTTAAAGCAATGTTATAAGTTACGTTTTTTTTGGACTTTATACGCGGGGAAAATCAAATCGTTCGAGGCTCTCGGCAAGTGCAAAAGGGTCGGGGCAAATCTCGGGGGGGCTATATAAAAAAGCCCGTTTTCGTTAACTTTCTAACTTTATATTATTTTATTATTATTATTAGGACTCTTTTACTTTCTGCAACACCGATTTTCGAGAACTTCTGTCTTCAAACTAATGTTACGTTTTCACCTCTACTTTTGTAACTTTAGGCCCTTTTTTGTAACTTTACCCGATTTCTGTAACAAAACCCCCAAAACGCGCACTACCCTAACATGTTAGGGCGAAAAAAAGCCCACCGTTTGGTGGGCTCTGCAAGTAGGGCGGCTAGCGCCCAAAAACGTAACTTTATCCGCGAATCTGCTCTTCGCTCAATCCGAACTCAACGAGCAAGTCAAACAAGCCCGCTTTGAACTCGGCCTCGGACATGGTGAGCGACTCGCGGCGGTCGAGATTGCGGAACAGCCAAATGCCGCCATTTTTCTCATCGGACTCAATCACCTCACGCGCAGAGCGGAAAATGCCACCTGCGGAACCTGTGCCGACTACCTCACCTGCGGCACCATCGGTGTCATCTGCATCCCCTAACATGTTAGGGGTCAAGCCATACAAGCCGTTCACCTCGGCGTACTTGCGAGCGGTCTCGCGGATGCGCTTCCAAATCACGGAGATATTGGAGCTAACGTAGGAGTCACGAAACGCTTTGGCTTCGGCATGGACGGCGGGAGCGGCCTT